CTAAAAATGCATAATATGAGTTTGCATTATCTGCAACGGATGCAACAAAATTCTCAGCATTTAGTATTCTAAATTGATCTGTTACGACGGCAGCCATATTATTTGTTTTTTAGATATTTATAATAACATCAAGGAATTATAATCTTGGGTAGTGCTCCAGTACTTCTTATGCCAACATTTCTTCTCTGAATTGTTGGATAAGTGGAAAGTCCTGATACAATATTACCAGAAACACCTATTGATATCGGATTTGATCTTGAAAGAGATCCAATCGAAGAAAGTCTTCCCCACGAATAATTTCCAACCGGACTTTCAAATGATCCTGTCGTTCCAAGTCCAACTATTCCAGAATCGGATTTTACATTACATGTAATTATTCCAATAGTATTACCAGTTCCAGTGATAGAATAGTCGGAAATGTAATAAACATTATCTAAGAATGTTGTACCAACACCAACTACTGCAGTATCAGAATTGTCAATGGATGTCACACCAGATCCAATATTTGTATTATGAATATAAATTGGATAACCAGTTTGAATGCCTGCAAAATTAGTTGTAGCAACTTTATCGGAAGACCCTACATGATGTATTCTAAATTCCAATGCTAGTGGATTCGATCCTGTTCCTGTAGTAGTGGTTATTCCTGTAACAATTCCGGAGAATCCTTGAACTATAGAGAAGTTGCTAATTGATTCAACTGAACCTACTGCTGTTGTAGAAATTCCATTTACCACAAATCCAGAAAAATCGTCAGTAGGTAAATTTAAATCATATGCAAATAATTCTACATTATCTACGAATATTTCATTATCTGAGGTAGAAATGTCCTTGATTACTTTGGCAATAGGATTTATCAAAGTTTCGAGAGAATCTCTAGACTTATAAACTATTTCTCCATTAATTTTTTGACCTCTCTTTTGCTTGACCCAAGCAAGAGGTCTATCATTGTCAATGTCAATGTTAGGACCAAAGTAAGCGTTAGTTTCAAATTTATCAGAGAACGACAAATCATAAACAGTTCTAAAGTCTTGATTTGTAGAAGAATCTTTCATCAATCTTACAGTATCTCCTCTTTCAATACTAGGAGTTGTGTCAGTGAAAGTTTGGCTATCAGAATTAGTTCCTCTATAGAAATATATTGCAATATCATCTTCTGGTTTTGGTGCTGTGGTGAATAAGAATGACGTTCCACCATTAAAGATGTAAGAAACCCCAGGATCCTGTAAAACACCATTGATAAAAATAATCAATAGATTATCCATTTTAGTTTCTATTGAAGATCCCTGTTCTGCTTCAAAACTAAGCAATTCATTATTATAGAAGAGTGGGAATCTTCTTCTAGTTCCATTTTGGAAGTTTTTGACTGAATCAATATAGTCAAGATTTCCAATTTCCCAGGCACAGAAATTATCTGAATAAACATCCAAAACAGTTAATTCAAATTCAGATAAAGGTGCAGACAATGATTTGTCGGTTACGAGTCCGACAGGTTTAATAACGTCACCTCTACGGAACGAATAACCCTGTCTAGCGATTCTAAATTCAGTAACCTCTCTTAAAGTAGATCCTATACCGGTTGATGCTCCAACTTCCAGATCAACTAACAATCCAGATCCACAATCTGTAGTTGCACCAACACTCAATCTAGAAACTCCGGTAACAGGAAGATTTTGGTATGAAGGATATGATACAAAAATTTCGGTCTGATTTGAATAATTGGATCCTTGTTGATTAATTGTGAATCCTAAAGTTCCTCCGAGTCCAACTGGTGCTGCAGAAATTTCTGCACCAGATCCATTTCCAGTTGGATCATACACAGTTACACCAATAGAAACTATATTATTATATCCAGAACCATGAGTTCCTCCAGTAAAATTAGTATTGATTCCTGTAATTTGACCACTGCCATTAACTACAGCTGTTACTGAAGCACCAACAAGTGGTGCAAATCCGAGTCCAGAAGTAGATCCAAGAGAAACAATTATACCACCTCTAGGAGTGTCATTCTGATTAATGTCAGATGCACTTTCGATAATATTAAAAGGTGCATCTGGATTTCTAATTCCACTGAATATGATTGTTGTCACTCCAACATTAGGAGAAGTTTCATGTTCAATAATAGAATAGTTATTATTACTATTATTGATTGTTGTTGGTGCCTGGAAAATGTTATTTACAAACACAAATCCAGATCCACCAATAGTACCAATTCCTAGTACATTGGATCCATTTGATTTTAATGTGAATGTTCTACCAATACCAGTAAATTCGTCAGAAATGTCATCATAAATTCTATTTGTACTATAATCAGATCTTAAAAATACTCTTCCAGTAAAATCGGAAGTTTGGAAATCTGTATTAGACTCTGTTTTTTCAATAAGAGGATTTCCTCTAGGTGGTTCTGTAAAGTGTATTGTATTTCCTACAATATTAAATCCACCCTTAAATAAATCTACAGTAGAATTATTTGCATGTGTATTTGTAGAAGACCCAACAAATCCTCTTTCCACAACGACCAAATTTTCTGTACCAGTATTGGTGATAGGTCCTACATTTGTAGTGCCTAGACCAACATTAACAACCTTCATGTACTCGTCGTCTACTTTTAAAATATCTGTAGGATTAATTGTAGATATTCCAGACAATGCAAATACTGTAGATGATGCTCCGATTGACCCATAGTTATCTACAGAATATGATAATTTAGTTTGAGTCAATGGATACTGAACTAATCCATTGATTGTAATTACTGATTTTGAATTTTGCTTATTTGCAGTAAATCTGTGAGCATTGCCACTACCACGAGATGCGATAGTTGTTCCTATACCACTATTTGCATTTGAGAGGCTGGTTGCAATTTTAAAGTTACTATCGTCAATCTTAATTGCATATACAGTTGATGGAACATTATCAACAGCATTCATTGTCATAGGAGATGCACTAACTCCAATAAAAGTAGAATTTGGAGTATATGTTAGTTCTTCTCCTGTTCTGAAAAAATGATTTGGAATAGTAAATGTTCCTGCTGAAGAAACAATACTAGTGCTAGATGGATCAAAAACTTTTTCAAAAATAGGAGTAGAGTCAGTAGTTAATTCAAAGTCAGTTCTATTAATTCTAGTTCCATTTACAGAATTATAGAAGACATTAAATATTTTCTCATTTGATGCTCCATAATTATTGTCTGGGTATGTATTCAAAAGATCTAAATCAGAATAAAATACTTTACTTAATGTAGATATTTCAATATCATCATTTTGCCCAGAATCTGGATAGAATTTTAAAACACAATTTGATCCACTTATTTCCGCACCAAAAGTTCCAATTCCAGAAGCATCATCAAATATATCTGTTGATCCTGCTGATAAGAATGGTGATTGTTGCGTATAAATGTTTACTCCATCATTTATAACACTTACTTGATGTAAAGCTTTGGTTGATCCAATACTGACTTCAACAATCGATCTAGACGTATTGAAAAGTGTTTTATCCACTGAAAGAATATTAGTTGGAGATCCTCCAGTTGTCGTACTAAATTCGGATTGATAAATTGCAGATCTTTCATTTCCTGGAATTTGTCCTCCAAGTATAAATCTAAATGTTGAACTAATTCCAGTTACAGTTGTTGTTCCAAATCCCACGACATTGGATCTTATCTTTACGGAATTTGATGTATTGTTATCATGATAGATTGAAAATACTCCATTAGACAAATCTGAGTAGAATGTTCCTATTTGAGATCCAACAGAAATGGTTTCACCATCCAAATCCGAATAGTAATCTGATAAGAAAGAATCTGTGTCATTGTGAGTAGCATACAATTTAACGAAATTAATCTCTCCGGTAAGATTATCCTTTACTTCTGCATTTATCATTGCAGATTTAAAATTATCTGAAACTGCGGAGAAAATAGTTGTAGACCCGATACCAGTGGTTTCGGCAACAACAGAAGACTCTAAATTGATAAATCCTACGGTTGTGTTTCCAGACCCAATAGCATTAGAGTTGAATCTTTGCTTAATAACTTTGATATCATAATCAATATCAAATGGATTTTTAGGGACAAATCTCAAAAATGTCTCATTTATTTCATTTGTGTCTAACTCAAATGATCCATAAGAATTTTCTTCTGTATATTCTCCAGACCCAATATTAACTATAGATTCATTTTCAATAATTGAAGAATTTTGATTAGTAGTTAATACTGTAATTTCGGATAATTGAAGTTGAGATCCATTTGTACTTTCAACCTTGAAAAGATATCTATTATATGAATCTGATGAAGTTATTTCATCAATATTTGTAAATACAGTATTCTCGGACTCAAAGTTTGAAAACTGATTGCTAATGTCATCAATTCTTAAAACTTCATTTCCTTTCAATTCAATATAATTTGTTAATTTTTTATTTTGGAGAATAATAAATTTAGATATTTCATCAGTTCCTTCATCTCTAGCAAGATCAAAATTATAGATTGTATCTACTCTAACTTCATCAGGAATAATGTCTTTCACAACTGTCATTGAATTTGTGGATCCAATTGAAGCCGTTGCTGACGTAGAAGTTAATCCAACATCAGCAAAGTTCTTAAGACCACTGACATGAGTTAAATTTTGAACTGGTGATTTTTGCCTTTCATAAGTTACAGAACTCTTAATAGAGTACGAGAGATTTTGATAATAATCATTGTCTTCCAAAACTTGAAAATCTTCACTAAGTTTTCCAATTTCATCAGACCATCCAATATCTTTTGTATTTGAATAATTTACATTAAATACTGCAGCATTATCAGTTATACTTTCTATTGTTGCTATTGTTGATGAAGAAGATCCTTTGATAACTTCATTTTGTGATAATTGATAAGATCCACGAACTTTTAATCTAATATCATCACTTTCAACTACAAATAAATCAGACAATCCATTGGAGGTAACTAATTGCTCTCCATTAGTAAATTTTGAAGGTACTAAAGTAGTTGTAAAAGATGGGTAATCTTTTTTATTAATAATAGTAGCTGTAGAATCTTGAACTGTTACTGCTATTCCAGTATTTGTTGTAAATTCCGTTAGACTCAGAACAACTTTATCATTAATCGACTGATTTTTAATGTAAGCAGATCCATTGGGATTAAAGACTTTGAAGAATTTATATCCATAGTCTGAAGAGTTGAATCCATCTCCAGCAGATCCAAACTTTTCAATTCCTTCAACAAAAACTAGATCTCCTTCTTTAAATGGTTGTGTAGTAAAAGTAGAAATTCCATTTATAATTGGAGTAGTTATTTCGCAAGTAAAGATTCCAGTATTTGATGATTCTACATTTACAATACTAATTCCATTACTATTATTAACTGAGAATACTTCAATTTTGGATGGTAATCCTTTAGGTGGAATTGTGATATCAACACTACTTATTGCAGATCCATTAATAATTGGAGATAGTAAACCATTGTTAATTTCTTTCCGGGTATTAAAGTCAATAACAGTTAAAGATGGGGCCGTAGTGTATCCATCACCAGAATTAGTTACTGAGACTACTCCAACTTCATTTGAATCTGACAATACAATACTTGGAGATATTGCTGCTTCAGGTCTTAGAGTGGGATCTGAAGAATACAGATAATTATCATTTACAATTTCAATTTCGTTAATATCTCCAATAACTTTAGAATTGGATACAACCTCCAATCCTTCTCCAGAGGAAGTTTGAGTTGGTGAAAGGAAAGGAAGTGACTTATACCCAGATCCGGAAGAAATTATATTTAATTTCGAAACTCCACCAACAGCAGTTTTGGATTTTGTAGAATATTTAAGAGTATCACATTCTGCAGTAGTATAAGAAAGTTTTTCGGGCCTATCATTCAGATTAACCTTAAATATAGTTGACGATGCTCCAACTACTCCAAAAACTTTATATGTATTATTATATTCACTTTCGACGACATTAATTAAAGAGTAATTCTCTACTTCATTATCAGATTTAACGACTATACCATCCTTTTCTAAAGTATAATAGAGTTTTTCTGGAATAGTTGTGTCATACTTCAATACTCCAGTCGTATCATTTACACTAAAGACGGATGTATTACCAGTAGATACAAATTCATTTTCAAAATTTTCATCAGTATAAATTTTTAACTTATATTGACTTAAAGAAGAATCTGTAAGATCAAACTTAAGATCATTGTTTTTAACCATCGGTATTGATGGATTTATCAACGAAAGTTTTTGATTTGATCCACCAGAAGAAGTAAGGTCTACTATGGTAGGGGGAGTGTTCCTGCCATCTAATAATGTTTCAGTTAATTTTATTTCGTTTCTGTTTATTTTGAAAATATAGAATAATTTATTATGAACAGCAGTATTTGTAGAGTCTTCATAAAGAACTCTGTCTCCAGTATTTAAACCGTGCTCAGAAATTGTAATTACATCAGTGCTTGTGTTGACAGCAGAGGATCCAAATTCGATTGGATTTACTAAAATCTTATCAATATTTGAATTATAGATAAGATTTACTGATGTTGATGTTCCAATTCCTACAGTCAAGTTTGGTCTAACATCTAAAGATACTACATCTCCGTTTGAAATACCATGAGAAGTTGAAACTGATACTGTTGCAGTATTAAATTCAAAGTCTCCCAAAATTTGAGTATTTACTGTTTCGAGAGAATACTTATCTTCATTTGGTTTGGTTAGTCCAACGTATCCAGTAAAATATAATTCTGAAGAATTCAGAGTAGTTTTTATACCAATCAGATGAGGTCCTTTATTGACAATAAAGAAGTTTCCTCCATCTTGTAAAGTTTGAGCATTACTGGCATCTCCATCTACAGAAACTCTTAATCCGATGCTACCCTGATTGTAAACAACTTTTTGATTGTGTTCAAATGGATGCTGATTATAATAAATTGATCTTGCAGGCAAGTCTCTGGTTAAAGTATTATTTCCAAAATCAAACGTTACCGATGTCGATATTCCAGAAACAGTACCAAATCCGACAGATTCACTAGGATTGAAAAATATTTTTTTATTAATTTTAGAATCAAATTTATCTGAATTTGGTGTAGTAATAGTAAAACTATCTGGGAAGAATGATACTGCAGTTCCAACTGCATGGCTAGTTCCAACTAAACCTCTCTCAACTCTCAAAATATTGTCATTGGGAAATACTCCAAGAATACTGCGAGTTTCTGTTCCTATTCCGATGCTACTACCTATAGCAATGTCATTTGGAATTGGAGAAACATAAATCTCTGTCGTAGCAGTAGAAGTTTTTACGGTCGATAGTGCAACAGCATTCGTTATAGACTTTACTGATATTTTAAAACTCCCATTTAAATAACTTAAACTTGTAGAGAATCCTGATATTTTAATTGTATCGGAATTATTAAAATTATGCTCAGGTAAAACGTAAACTTTAGTTGTATTTTTATCTATCCATTCAAATACACTATTAGTATATTGTGTAGAAATGCTTTCAATTTTTTCTACTTTTTTACCTTCAATTTGATTAACATTTACTAGTAGTCCAGATCCAACTCCATCAGAGGCAAAATTTATGATGTCTCCAACTTTATAGTTTTCTCCAGAATTATTAATTGATAAAGAATCTACAGAACCAGATAATATTGATTCAATTTCTACACTCTGCTTAACAGCATCATTAGATTCTGGAATATGGTCATAATTTGCACCTTTTTCAGAAACTTTATATGGTGTTGTATTTCTCAGTAAATTACTACCTTTGAAATTAAAGGTTTGATCCAAATTCTGATCATATTGAGATTTAGAATTATAACTATCACCAATAAAATATGGGAATTGTGGTACATTTGTAGAATCTAAAGTTGCATGATAAACATATGTTCCATCGGGAAATTCTTCTGTTTTTTCAAATCTACCATTATGCTCGTCTAAGTCTTGACCACCTTTAAAAGTATAATCTTCGACAAAGAATCCACTAGAAAATCCTACTGGTCTATCTGTTACTAAAGTTGTATCCAGAACATATCCAGATTTTAGAGTTATAATTGAAGAATCTAAATCTTCTGGATCCGAGTTTCCAAAAGGTCCATAAATCGGATGTCCATCAAAAGCCCATCCAATAATTCCTGATTTTGTTCCATCTTCTTTGAAGGAATCTCTCAAATTACTAAAATAATTAATTGCAGAATATTTTCCATTTAAAAGAGATTCTCCATTAGAAAAACGATCTTTAGAATCATCAATAGTAAGTTCTCTAACAGATGATCTCAGTAAAGCATTTTTTCCTGAAGGTGTTATTAAAATACTACTATCAATTGATGAATATCCTATTCCAGAATTGACTACCTCAACACTAGAAATTGATCCATTACTAATAGTAGCTCTAAGTTCTGCTCCAGATCCAGAACCACTAGAATCATCTAATGTCAATTCTGGAATTGAATAGTATTCAATTCCTCCGTAATTGATATTTACTGAAACTAATTTTCCATCATTAATTACTGGTGTTAGTTCTGCTAATCTTCCATTTTCAATACTCAAAACCGGATTTAATTCTAAATTTAAAATAGTTGATCCATATCCAGTTCCTGATTCATATAAGTATAGATCAGTAATGCCACCTTTTACAACTGGTGTTGAGGTAATTGTTCTATTCTGAGTTGCAGTTCCAACTCCAGCAATAGTAAAATCTATAGAAACTGAAATATTTGGATAATTGAAATATTGGTATCCAGATCCGGTATCGGTAAAAGTAACATAATTTTTTCTATCATAATTGGATGTATTAGTTCCACCAATTCCGGCATCGCACAATCTGAAGTTGTCTTTATTAGAAGTTAAAATGTAATATTGATTATTTTTGTTTAGTCCATTGATTGTTGAAGTTTCATAATCATAAGTTACTAACTCTCCATCTTTAAATCCATGATTTTTAAATTCAAATAAATTATTCTGTGTAGAAATTCCAGAAGAAGTTAAAGGTAATCTTCTATTCGTATATCCTTCTCCAGAATTTAATACCTTAACATGCGAAATTGTTTTCTTTAATTTTGATGTTGAAAACTTTTGAATTCCCGTTGATCCGGAAAAGAATCCCACAGGATTAGATCCTTCTAATTGATCACTAACAGAATTAAAGATTCTAATCGTAGTATTGTTTATGACATCAACAAAATATGCACCAAAATTTGACAATGAGGAAGTTCCAGCACCAATAAGTATTTGAGAATTTCCATTAGAATCGTATATAATCTCTTCACCATTCACAAAATTGTGATCTGATGAGAAAGTAATCATATTTGTCGATGTATTAATACCTCCACCATTACCAGAAGATACTGCATTAAATGAAACACTTCTAGTTTTTCTTACTAAAACTGGTTCTATAGAAGCTCCAGTACCATTACCACCAGAAATATTAATTGATACAATTTTATCAATGTCAAAATCTTGAGGATCTACATATACTTCTTCAATACCACCACTAACTACGGGTTGAATTTTTGCTGCAGTACCAGAAGTGTTTGGTGAAGTTATGATAGGTGGGTTAATGACATCATATCCATCTCCTGCATTTAGAACTTCTACTGAAGATAATGGACCATAATAAATTTTATCATTAGATTTATAATTGGAAATCTCTACCCCATTAATTAACATTCCAACAGGTCCAGGAGATGTTGCTTCCCCATTTCCAAATTCGATATTTTTTTCTAATGGGAACCTTCTTAAAAGTTTTTGTGCACTAATTTTTCCGGATCTTTGGGGATACCAAGTAAAATTATGAGTTCCTACTCCAGAGTTTGGTATTTGAAACTCTTCAAATGAATTTGTTCCTACGGCAGATAGAGAATTAAATAATTTGAATTTTTTTGGATCTGACAAAACTTCGACATAATAAGATCCCGTATCCAATCCAACCAAAACATCACTTACTGGATAATACTCTACTCTATCTCCAGTAAGAAAGGGTACATTGTTTGATGCAACAAAGCTAGTGTAAAATCCAGTATTAGTATCTAATTCAAAAGATGATACTTGTATACTTTTAAGTTCCGATCCAACACTGTATTCATATTCAGTTGCAACACCTACTTTAACTTCTGATGGTAATGAGTTTGACGCTACATATGCATATTCTTTATCATCTACATATAGATTTGATACATCTGACAAAAACTTACCATCACCAAATTCTGCAGGAGCAGAATTAGATGTAGAAGAAAATTTATTGACTTTTCTCCTCAGATCATAAAATTTTCCTGATTGTAGAGTTGGAGCATTATTTAAAATAACTCTATTATCAATAAAATCTATACTTGATACAATAACTCTAGGATTAGATATTACACTTTCTGTTCCTCTGCTTAAAATTTCTACTTCATCACCAACCTTCAAACTAGATTCATTTATCGGTGCAGATAGAGTATAATCAGTAGCAGAAATTTCGTATCTTACACTAGTATTGTATATCCAAGAATTTGCAAAAATTTCTTTCTGACTAGTATTACTTCCTATTTTTTCTCCAAGATTTTTTACATAGATAATATCTTTTTCATCCACATTTACATTTTCACTTACTTGAGTAAGTCCATTGATAACACCATAAAGTATTAATTCAACTTTCTTTGAAGTGTCTGCATCTTCATAAGAAAAATAAGTATTTGTGGATCTTACACTGTCAGATGATTTTATTTCACTATCAATTCCTTTACATCCAAAGAATTGATTGATACTCTTACCGGAGTATGTTATTGAATTAGTTCCAGAAACTATTGTTCCAGATTCCGGAAAACCAATTGTAGAGTCTACACTTACAACTGAGGATCCTATAGAAACTGTTTCCAGTGATCTTGTGTTTGATGTAATTTCAAAATTACCAAAGACAGTTTCTTGTTCATTTGATCCTATAAACAATTCCAGTCTATAAAATGTTTTTCCATTTTTAGAAAATGGTTCGACATTAGAAATTGATGCATTAGTTTCAGAATCATCAGACTTTATAAGTGTTTGTCCGATTAAATTTAGAGGATTGCCATTAAGAGCTTCTGCAACTATAATTTGTCTACGAATATAGTTTGCCGTAGATGGTTTGATAACATAGTTTTCAAGATTTATTACTTTTGGAGTTTCTCCAAACAATACCTTGAAAAGAATTTTTATTGATTCGTCAGTTCCTTTTGCCTCATAAAAATCTTTTGCTCTTTTGATGAAAGATCCTGCATTAATTTCTTCTGCAAAAGTTAACTCCTCAAATCCTGGAGTAAAGGTATATTTTAATTTCTTATAAAACTCTTTTAAAAATAATGAACTTAAATTTTGTACAGGCGCACCATTGCTATGAGATGCTGCAGTTGATGTGGAGAATACCAACTCCTCTTGATTTAAATCTTGATGAAAACTGGTAATTCCACTAAATCCACGAACACATCCAGTAAATGTAGTTGTCGTTTTTCCAGTATATGTAATTACTTCACTATCAATCTTAAGAATTCCATATGAATCTGGAAATCCTTTTGTACTAGAAACATTGATAGTTGTATCAGATACGGATACTGTCGAAGTCGTAGATGTGCTATCTACAACAACTTCGGGTGTTAAGTTATCAACCTTTAAATATTGATCAAGATTATCTGCCAGGTCAATAGGACCACCTTGATATTCCTGTGATATGTAATATTGTTTTAAAAATTCCGCGGCATTTGGATTCTCATCCAAGATAAAACTTGGAAGTTGATTCTCTATAAGGTCCTGTACTTTTACCTTAGATTCAAATCCAGTCTGTATCATATTACTCTCTAATTAGACTTCCGTTAGAATAGCTTGATGTATAAAAATCTTTGACGAATCTGGTTCCAGATATTTCATCTCCAGATGCAATCACATCCCTAACCATATTTATGGTGCTTTTTCCAATACTTAAACTGACATACAAATCTCTAAGTCCAACAACATCATTAGACTCTGGAAATGCCTGAATCTCGATGACACCACTACTCAACGATGTTGATGCAATGTTTAAAGTATTCAATAATATTTCTCCTTTCACATAATCTACAGTTCCTGCAGACTTAATAATAATCCTTTCTTTATCATTAACTCTCTTGACAACAGATATTGTTCCAGTCAACATGTCTTCATTTGGAACATCTGTAAAATAAACCGTATCAGATTCACCAGAAATCTTGAATCCAGTAGATTTGATATTATATCCTTTGGCATTGACATGAAATTGATTTCCATAGCACAATTCATATTGTGCAAATTTATTGAATTCAGGTTTCAAATCTCTTCTTATGATTACCTTGGTAATGTTAGAGGTAATTGCAGTATCAGTATTATCAATAACTTGTTGAATCTTACTGTACTTAATTCTTCCACCAAACTTATTCAGGTCTAATGACTTGGAATACTGTGTCAAAGAATTTGTTACTCTTGTCTTTAAGGTATCTGGACTTGATGTTTGTGAGTCATTGAAGTAAACTGCACTATCAAGTTCAACATAAAGAATTTTAAGATCTACTAATTTCTGATTAATACCGGAGACACTATATTTTTTCAGTTCTGATAGTATAATAGACTTATTAAAATCAGAAACAAACGATCCATTCTTTGGTTTGATGCTGACTTGAACAGTTCCAAACTGAGGTGGATCTAATTCTTCTCCACCAACAATTGAAACCGACTCAGTATCTGGATAAATTCTTTTTATAATAGCTTCATAGTCTCTTGACGTTACTGCTCTATACTGAGAGGAGTAGAGTTTAGGAGCATAGTATTTGATAGAATCCAATGATTCAATATCTGAACCATTTTGCGATGGTTGATTCGTTGTTACGGTAATTATGCCTGGATTAATGACTTGAGTATTCTCAGTCTCTAATGTACCGGAGAATGAGAAGTTTGTTGCACCATTACCATCCTTACCACCAGTAACAATATATTTTGCATTAATATAGGTTCCATCACCATCTGAACCTAATTTTTTACCAATTAGTCCATCACCAAATATCAATTCATATCTTTCGTCCTGAACTTCTTGTAAGAAGTAAATTCTAGAATTCTTATCTACATCGAAAATATTCTCAGAAAGTTCATACTCTACTCCTTTTATAAGTTCAGAAGCAGTGGTCTTGATAAAAACTGAAAGTGTTGAAGTATCAATAAACGCATTGTTTAAAATAAATCTCTGATCAAGAGATCCATCGTAATTGAAGGTTTTTGAAAGCAATGAACCTTCATAAACAGTGATATTCGAGAACTGAGCCTTTGCAGTTGTGGTATCTACAGGTGCCGTTATATCGTCTACAATCGAGAAAGTATAGGAAGAGTCACTAGACCTACCAACGCACACTACACCTGCCTTCAGGGTCAACGTAGAGGTCGTTGGGACACCGTTACCGTCCACTGGTGCCGTTGCTTCAAAACTTATTACTGCTTTTGCTGATGTGGTTGAACGTGGGACATATCCAATGTTCCTTGCAAGAGATACTACGTTCTCTCTAAGTGTTGCAGAGTCTAAAAAAGACTCATTCACAATCATATTAGAGTTAAATGCCGTAATATAGGTGTTGTATGCTAAAGTGTCTATCAACACCGAAAAATTAGACCCCTCAAAGTCAAAATCCGTGAAAGTTGAATTTGCACGGAGATAATCTTTGATAGAAGTCTTTATCTGATCAAAATCTAGGTTAGAGTATTTTGTAAAAGGCATATTATCTCGTTGCCTCTAGGAGGAATGAATATTCTTGCGTTGGAAACTCTTGTCCTATGATGTCAAACGTCACAGTTACGTTAAAAGTGTTCTCATCTGGTCTAGGTTCTACGTCTACAACCAAATTTTCCACTCTTTCTTCGAAATTTGTCACTGCAACTTCAATTTGATCCTGAATTGTGGATGCAGTACCATAATCAACGAACTCAAATAAGCTAGATCTTACGTCAGATCCCAACAAAGAGTTGAAAAACCTCTCTGTTGGGATAGTTTCGACTATATTTCTCACAGAACGACGAATTGCGTTCTCATTTTTCAGTATTTGTAGGTCTTTTGTCACAGGATGGGGCTCAAAAGACAAACTAATGTCCTTAAATGCCCGTGATATCCTCTGATTTGCCATTTTTCAAGAGTTTTCTTAACTTATTTATACCCTCACTCTTGAAGATTGTGTTTTTTTCCGTCTAAATCGTCATGCATAATCTCCTGAATTACTCTTTCTTCAGGATCATTCGTTTCTTTTGGCAATGACCAGTAATCTGACGTTAAACTTGTCGTTCCCCACATAGATTTCATGTAATCTGTGTTTCTATCAACGGGTGAATTGCCCATTTTTGCTCCTGTTTGTAAAAAACAGAACTTTTTGAGGGGTTACTATCCCTATTTTTATTTATTTTCACCCTCTTCGGATATTTCTTCTCGTTCTTTTGCCGTTTTCCAGAAATATTCATCCTCACGACCCATTCCAAGACGGTCATGACCATTTTCAACCTGATAATATTGCGTCGAAACCTTAAAATCAGGCATTTTGGGATTGACGGGTGTCAAACTATTGTCAAAAATACGCATTCTATTGTTTGGATACAGTCCATACTGTCCATTTTCAAGTTCAATTAGGTTATGAGACTTGTGTTCAGCAGGATTTTCACTTGTTGCCCAGTCAACATAGTCTGGGTCATGGTGATAATTATCAATCGTACAGACATAAGTGCCTTTTACAATACCATGGTCTCTTGTATAGCACTCAAAGTCCATTGAACCAATGAATTTCTTGTCCACTGAAACGACCCCATAGTCCATGCAATTCCAAAACTGTAGGTTTGGTAGACTCATGTCTGGTGTAGGGGTCTCGGGGTCCGAGACAAACGCACTGATGGGTAATTTATCATACATCGCAGCATACTCTGGTAAATATGTCTCAAAATAA